CGTACAACTTTCCGGTTGCGGTCTCGGTGCAGACGTCCGGGAGCGAAGGCGCGGGTGTTTCGCAAGAGACAACCAACCAGCTTGGCAAGAGCATCCAGCAGGCAGCGAAAACCGAAGCTGAAACTGCTATTGCCAGAGCGCTGCAGCCTGGTGGATCAATCTGGCGTCTGACAAATGGGAGGACCTGATGGCCATTGAGAAATTCACCTGGCCAACCGAGCGCGGGGAAACACCCGATATCACCTATCGGGTGCGCACTTCGAAGTTTGGCAACGGCTACGCGCAGAACGTCGGCGACGGCCCGAACAACAAAGAGGACTCCTACCCGGTTACCTGCGTCGGCCAAAAGGCCACGGTGCTGGAGATCATGAAGTTCCTCGACCGGCACGCCGGCGCGAAAGCATTCCTCTGGACAACGCCGCTCGGCGAGCTCGGGCTGTTCACCTGTAAAAATCCCGCTCCCATACCAATGGGCGGCGGCGTCTTCAAACTCACCGCCACGTTCGAGCGGGCATTCCAACCATAAGGGGCACTCATGCCGCTGATCAGTGACATCCAGGTGCTTGAGCCTGGCAGCGAAGTGCTGCTCTTTGAATTAGACGGCACGGACTATGGTGCGGACGTGCTGCGCTTCCACGGGCACGCGATCCCGCACACGGCGGCCGAATTGATCGCCGCCGGCGACAACGCAGATCAGTTGCCGGCGAAGGCCATCTACTGGCAGGGCAACGAGTACAGCGCCTGGCCGATGCAGATCGACGGCATCGAGGCGAACGGAGACGGCACTGCCGTGCGGCCAACTTTATCGGTGGGCAATGTCAATGGGCGGATCACGGCGCTGTGCCTCGCGTTCGAGGATCTGCTCGAGTTCAAGCTGACCATGCGTCACACGCTGGGCACCTACCTGGACGCGGCGAACTTCCCGGCCGGCAACCCAGCGGCAGATCCGACCCAGGAGACGATCGAGGTCTGGTACATCGACCAGAAAACGAACGAGGACGGGGAAACGGTCAGTTGGGAGTTGGCCAGCCCGGGCGACGTCGGCAATGAGTCCATCGGCCGGCAGGCGACGACTCTGTGCCACTGGTGCCTCACCGGCGGCTACCGAGGACCGAACTGCGGCTACACCGGCCCGTACGTGACCAAGGACGGCGTCGTGACGGACAACCCTGAACTGGACGAGTGTGATGCCACGCTGGGCAAGGGATGCATCCCACGCTTCGGCGAGGGCAACCCGCTGCCTTTCGGCGGCTTCCCGGCCGTTTCGCTGATCGCACGGAGCTGATATGCGCAAACACATTTTGAACGCGATCCAGGCGCACGCGGCGGCCGAGTACCCGAAAGAGTGCTGCGGGCTGCTGCTGGCCGTGGGCCGCAAACACCAGTATTACCCGTGCCGCAACATCTCGACCGAGCCGAACGAGGAGTTTCGAATCGACCCGGAGGAGTACGCAGCGGCCGAGGACGTCGGCGAGGTGATCGGTGTGGTGCACTCGCATCCGGACGCGACCAGCAGGCCGTCACCGCGTGACTTGGCCATGTGTGAGGCGACGGCCATGCCATGGCACATCATCAGCTGGCCTGAGGGCGATCTGCGCACTGTCATGCCGTCCGGCGAGGTGCCACTGCTGAAACGCCCGTTCGTGCACGGCGCCTGGGACTGCTGGCAGGTCTGCGCGGACTGGTACAAACGCGAGTGGGGGCTGGAGTTCGAAGCCTTCAAGCGTGCTGACGGTTGGTGGGAAAGCAAGGACAACACCAGCCTGTACGAGGCGAACTATGAGGCCGCCGGTTTCTACTGGGTCGACAAGCCTCAGCGCGGTGACATGATCGTGATGGAGGTGGGGCGCACGGTTTACCCGAACCACGCAGGGATTTTTCTCGGCTCCGATCCGGTACTGCCCGGCGAGGATGCCGCGACGTTCGGCTCAGGGCCTTTCCTGCTGCATCACCTGTACGGCCGGCCATCGGAGGTCATCGTTTTCGGCGGGCCTTGGCTGGATAGAACTCGCCTGATTCTCAGGCACAAAGATGCACAATCGAGCACATGATGCGGCGCAGCCGAGGGAGATATTGATGAGCAAAGTAAAACCGAAAAATACGCCGGTCACCGACTTCCCTGGCCATGCTGACGCAGGGAAGCTACTGCAATGGATCAGTTGTCAGATTTCGGCGACTCAACTGGGTGCAAACCTTTTATCAGCGCTCGAAGCGCCAAATGATTGCCCGATGAGCCATCAGCGTAATCTCGATCAAAGGGCAGCGCTTCCATAAGTTCCTGCGCGGCATTGCTGATTTTCGTGCGCTTCGACACATCCAGGCTAGCAAGGGCTGTCCCAATTAGGGTGATCGCTGCGAGGGTGCCCGTCTCGAATGAACTCAGAACTTTCTTTTCACTCATTTGTTGCTCCTTGCGTTATTCGCGCCGAGATTGGCGCAATCCCAGTCCTTGGGCTTGCAGGCGAAGGGCTGGGAAATCGGTCATCCTTTGGTTTCGGTCTTGACGATTAGCCGCCACTTCACCGCTTTGGAATTACCGGTGTGCTGGTGCTTATTCTGTGGCGGGAAGGGGTCATCCTTGTTTGATGTGATCTCATGACCGCACCCCTCGCAGCGATAGATCCCCGATGCAGGAACCGTGTCTCCGATGTCATAAATCGTGGTCCAAAGCGCTCCCCCTAGCAGCGTTGGAGCCGATCTTGTTTTTTCAAGATATTGCGCGGTTTCTTCTGTGAAAAGGGCCATTTGAGTCCTTCCTTTGGATTTGGCTGGAGGCGAAACGCTACTACGCGTGGATCAAGTTCCGCCACTGGCATTCTATCCACGCTGTATACCCGGACAGGATCACGCTACGCTCGCAATTTCTTAAAGCGAGGAACCATCATGGTTAAGGCAGTTGCATTCAGTATATCGAGTGAAGATTTTGCAGCTATTCCGACTACAAGGTGTCTAGAAAGGCTGTCAGGTGTACATGAACATGGCGGTTGGCAGGGGGTCGATTATCTCATTCTCTGTAGCGCGCACATTCCAACTTGGGTTGCGAAGATCCAAGAAATTGTGATGCCACGAGCACAAAAAATGCCCATGGTCTTTCGGCTTTCCGAGGTGCGATCCATTTCTGAAATGGATGACAGCGAAGAGTTTCGGGAGGCTTTCAAAAGCTTCCAAGACACTAGATATAAAGCGACCATGCCTTTTGTATGCGATTTTGAAGATGACCTTTTCTTCTCTATCGGGAAGTCAGTCTGGTTTAAACCAGACCCTGAGGTTTTTGGACCCCTTTCCATGGAGAGTGCAACCATCGCGCTCGCTGAGACTTATGGCGTCGGGCGTGACCAAGTCGAGATCACCATTCGGTCGCGGCCGTGGACTGAGTCTCAGGGATAGATCGGTGAGTGTGTCGGCTTATCCCGGTGCCGGGCTTATTGTAAGTAGCTTTGGGTACTACATTGCCTGCATTTCCACAGGAGTGACCCGCATGAAATTGATCGTAGGGGCGTTGGCGGTAGCGCTGTTGGAGGGGTGTGACCAAAGGTTTGGACAGTCTTAAAAGGCCGGCGAAGCAGGGCTACTCTTGTAGCGCTTCAGACTGCGGATCAAGAATCTCCAGTAGCATTTGGTCATGCTCCTGACGTGTTGCTCTGTAAAACATGCACCGATCTAGAAGGATTCTCTTCATGCTCCGGGCCGAGGCAAGGTGCCTAGTTTCCACAGAGATCGTTGCAGTTTTACCACTTCGATTATCGTTTACTACCAGGTTGTAGCGTTCGATTAGGCCGTCGTCTCGCTTGGAGTGGCCGAGGAGTTTGAAGGTGAGAGTGGGTTCCGACACTTTGATCTCCGATTACGACTGAGGGCAGAAGCCCATATACAAATATCCCCATTCTATAACTTATAGAATGGGGATATTTGTATGCTTTGCGTGACGAATTCAGATCGGTTGCAGCAGCATGGCAACCTGGGCGCCAGACTCAGTAATGCTTTCGTAGCGCTGGCCGGCCTTTACCGTCGCGGAGATATGCTCGGATTTGTTTATTCCCCGGCTAGGGTTTCGCACGGTGTACACGATGTCCACCTTCGCGGTCCCGTCAGCTTCAAGATCTCTGACGAGGCAACCGATCATGTGGCCAGAAACAAGATTCGCTCCAGAATTTTTCCCGCTTGACGCTCCGGCGACGTGGCCGGCTAACGTTAGACAGTTCCAAGAGAAATCATCGATGTCGATTTTCAGTGCGACCTCTTTGGAGTGTGGATCTGCAATGTCCACATCCGCTTCATAGATGACCTTACCGTTATAGGTCATCGTTTGATGGCTCATCACTGGAATATGTGGAAATGAGTCGGTGGCAGTTGGCTGCGCAGCGGATGCTGTTGTCGTGAGAGCTAAGAGGTTGAAGAGCGCGATTGCTATAAATTGACGCATCTGAAAGTCCTAGTAGTGAACCTTTTTATCGTCACAAGCAATGCATTCTTTAGCTCGCCCAGCAATGTTACATTGCCCGCATTTCCACAGGAGTGACCTGCATGAAATTGATCGTAGGAGCATTGGTGGTAGCGCTATTGGCGGGTTGCTCTGATAGCGGACCGATAAAAGTCGGACCCGACACCTACACGATTTCGACTCGGGTGCCTTTCGGCGGACCTGCCTCTGCGAAAGGCCAAGCATTGAAGGAGGCGAACGCGTTTTGCGCCTCGCAGGGGCGTGACATCCTCCTCGATCACATGCAGGCAAGTGAATGTGCGCTGCATGGTGGCTGCGGCGAAGCGGAGATCTATTTTTTCTGTTTGGCAGCCGGAGATCCTCAGTTAAAGCGGCAGAAGTACAGTCCTGATCCAACTCAGAAAATTGAGATCGACCAGCGTTGAATTTTGGATTTAGAGAATGTGTAGCCTGTCTCGCTTAAACGAACTATTTTTCGAGAACAATTGCGTAGCTGCGATCAAGCTCGAAATGGTGGATTTCAAGTACAGCCTCAGCCTGACTATGTCTTCCTCGGAAGATCCAGAAACCGAGGGTGTGACGGCTGTTTTTCATGACGTCAGCGCACTGAACCTAAGCGGCTTCGGTGGCGGGCTAAGCCAATTCATGGACCTCGTCGTAACTCGCATCGACCGTGGTCTTGATAGAATCCGGTACGAGCTGAGGGATATTGAGAACGAAAAAATCTCGTTCTATTTCTTCACCTTCACCATGCGAGACCACAAGGAGTAAATATGCGGATTTTGATAGGGGCGTTGGCGGTAGCGCTGTTGGCGGGGTGTGCTACTTCGCCGGTGCCGGCGAATAAAGCTGATCCGGTTCCGAGTAACCGCCTGTATGCGTTCAGTGCCAAGTCGGAGTCGCAGTTGCTCGTCACGCGTGACAGCGGTCTATATGGATCTGGCTGTAATTACAGGCTGTACATTGATGGAACCCTGGCAGCTGAATTCGCCTCAGGCGAGGTAGCTCGGTTTGGAGTAAAAGCCGGAAAACATATCCTTGGAATTAAGCCGAGCGCCGCATGCGGTGGCTGGGGCTTGGTTGAGCGCGAGGTTGATGTGAAAACCGGTGAGACGGTCAGGCGTCGTATCACGCTTTCGGGCGACAATTTTGATATATCCCCCACGGCAATTTAAATGCACTCCCAAGCCCGCATCAGCGGGCTTTTTTGTGCCCGGAGAAGAACATGGCTGACGTTGCAGCTGCTTACAATCCAATGACCACGATCCTTCTATCTGGCTCACTGGCCAAAAAGTTTGGACGAGTACATCGTCGCCAGGTGGACAGCAAGCGGGTATGGGAGGCCTTCAAGGCGCTTAAGGTGACGCTGGATGGCTTCGAAAATGAGATCCGCCGACTTGATCGGCTCGGCATGCGATTCGCCATCTTTCGAAATCGGAAGAACGAAGCGGTTGAGGCTTTTGATGTGGGTGGCACAAGGGAGATCCGAATCGTCCCGGTCGTATCGGGCAGCAAGCGCGCCGGATTGATGCAAACCGTGTTGGGCATCGTGCTGATCGCCGTTGGCTTTTTCGCCTACGGTTCAACAACAGCTCAGGGTGCAGCATTGATCGCTGGTGGTATCGCCTCGACCGCAGGCGGCGTGATCCAAATGCTCAGCCCGCAAGCGAAGGGGCTCTCAAAAAGCGCCTCCCCCGAAAACGCCCCGTCCTACGCATTCGGCAGTGCCAAGAACACCACGGCAAGCGGCAACCCGGTACCGATCTGCATTGGCGAGCGCCGGTGGGGCGGGATGATTATCTCGGCCTCGATCCTGGCCGAAGACAAAGCGTAAGCAGGACAGCAATACACCAACCGCCCGCGAGGCGGTTTTTTATGCCTGGAGGAAAGCATGGGCGCAGCGCAACAGATCGAGATCCAAGGCGAGAAGGGCGGTAGTAGCAAGCCGAAGTCGCCGGTCGAAGCCAGCGACAGCCTGCGCTCGACCAACCTTGCGAAATTGCTGATCGCCGTGGGCGAGGGCGAGTTCGACGCGGTACCAACCGAATACGACATTTACCTGGACAACACGCCGATCCGCGATGCCAGCGGCAACTACAACTTCCCCGGTGTGAAGTGGGACTGGCGCCCGGGCTCAGTGGATCAGACCTACATCCCGGGCATCCCGTCCGTGGAGAACGAAACCTCGCTGAACATCGAGCTACGCAGCGATTCGCCGTGGGTTCGCTCGATCAGCAATATCCAGTTGTCGGCGGTGCGCATGCGTTTGGCTTGGCCTGCGCTACAACTGTCGGACGATGAAGGCAATGTCGGCGGTTACCGGATCGAGTACGCCATCGACGTGGCCACCGACGGCGGCGCGTATCAGCAGGTGCTGGTGGACGCTGTCGACGGCAAGTCCACCACACGCTACGAACGCTCCCGCCGGATTGACCTGCCGACCGCCACCACGGGCTGGCAGATACGCGTGCGACGCCTGACGCCGAACCAGAACAGCAACAAGGTCGCCGACACCATGCTGGTGGCCGGCTACACCGAAGTCATCGACGCCAAGCTGCGGTACCCAAACACCGCGCTGCTCTACATCGAGTTCGACGCCGAGCAGTTCACTAACATCCCGGCGGTCACCGTGAAGTGCAAGGCCCGGCGCTGGATGGTGCCGAGCAACTACGATCCGATTCAACGCACCTACACCGGGACGTGGGACGGCTCGATGAAATCGGCCTGGACCAATAACCCGGCGTGGATTACCTACGGCATCTGCACCGAAGGCCGTTTCGGCCTGGGCAAGCGCATCAAGCCGTTCATGGTCGATAAGTGGGAGCTGTACCGGATTGCCCAGTACTGCGACCAGTTGGTGCCGAACGGTCTGGGAGGTACCGAACCGCGCTTCCTCTGCGACATGAACCTGCAGGGCAAGGCTGACGCCTGGTCGCTGCTGCGCGATATCTCGGCGATTTACCGGGGCATGACGTATTGGGCGCAAGGCCAGTTGGTGATGCAGGCGGACATGCCGCGTGCGCAGGACTTCGACTACGTGTTCACCCGGGCCAACGTGATCGACGGCAAATTCTCCTACGGCAGTGCCTCGGCGAAAACCCGGTACACCCGGGCGCTGGTCAGCTACGACAACCCAGCGAACAATTACGACACCGACGTGATTCCGTTCGCGGATCTGGATCTGCAGCGCCGCTACGGCGACCGGCCAACCGAGCTGAGCGCCATTGGCTGCACCCGAGCCTCCGAGGCCCAGCGCCGCGGCAAGTGGGCGATTTTGAGCAACAACCAAGACCGCACCGTGTCGTTCAAGACCGGCATGGAGGGCGTGATTCCGCTGCCGGGCCACATCATCCCGGTGGCGGATTCGCTGCTGGCGGGCCGGGAGGTCGGCGGGCGGATATCGGCGGCGGCAGGCAAGGTGATCACGCTCGATCGCGATACCCAGGCCAAGGCGGGTGATCGGTTGATCATCAACCTGCCGGGCGGCCGCGCCGAAGGGCGCACCGTGCAGAGCGTCAACGGCCGTGCCGTGACCGTGACCGTCGCCTACAGCGAGCCACCAGTCGCGCAACTGCAATGGGCGCTCGACGCTGACGATTTGGCGATCCCGCTGTACCGCGTGCTGCGCACCAAGCGCACCACCGAGGGCGACTTCGAGATCAGCGCGCTGCAGTTCGAGCCGAGCAAGTTCGCGCACATCGACACCGGCGCTCGTCTGGAAGAACGGCCGATCAGCGTGATCCCGATCACCGTGGTTCCGGCGCCGGCAAGCGTGTCCCTCACGTCGACGTCGTCGGTGGTGCAGGGTTTGGCCGTGGCCACCATGACCATCAGTTGGCCTGCTGTGGACGGCGCCGTCGGCTATGACGTGGAGTGGCGCAAGGACAGCGGCAACTGGATCAAGCTGCAGCGCACCGGCATGACCAACGTCGACGTGGTCGGCATCTACGCCGGTGCTTACGTGGCGCGGGTCCGCGCGGTGAGTGCGTTCGACATTTCGTCTCAATGGCGCAACTCGATCCTGACCAACCTGAAGGGTAAGCAGGGACTACCGCCGGCACTGAGCTATCTGACGGCCACGCCGCTGTTGTTCGGCATCTACCTGAAATGGGGCTTCCCACCGGGTGCCGAGGACAGCCAGCGTACCGAAATCTGGTACGGCCCGACGACGGTGCTGGAGGCAGCCACAAAGCTGACCGATCTGGCGTATCCGCAGAGCGACTTCTCGCTGCTTGGCCTTCGCGCTGGCGTAACGTTCTATTTCTGGGGGCGGATCGTCGACAAGATCGGCAACATCGGTCCGTGGTTTCCAATCGGCACCGGAGTTCAAGGGCAGTCGAGTTCGGACGCGGCGGCGATTTTGGAAATGATCGCCGGCGAGATCGGGCGGACGGAGTTGGGGCAGGACTTCCTCGACGAGATCGATAAAATCCCGGGGTTGCAGGCGCAGATCGATGCGCTCGATGGATTGAAGGGTTACAACCCGGACGATACCTACGAAGAGTACGATCTGGTGGTGCAGGGCAAACGGATCTATCAAGCCACTGGCCCGGTACCAGCGAACACCCCGCCACCCAATCCGCTCTATTGGCTCGATGTGGGCCAGACCGTGGAATCTGCCAATGGGCTTGCCCAGCAGGTTGCCACCAACACTGCCGAAATTACTGAACTCGACGGCGTGGTCACCGCGCAGGCTACGGCATTTCAGGCACTACGCGCTTCCTATCGTGATGATGATGGGGAGGGCGAACTGGCCGATGCAATGAAAGGCTGGACCAGCACGGCCGCAATCGCGTCCGAAAGCAAGGTTCGAGCTTCGGAAACTGAGGCGACCGCTCAGCGGCTGACTACGTTCGACGCCAAAATTGCTGATAACGAAGCCAACATCACCGAGCTGGAACAGGTGGTGGCAACTACGAACTCTGCGACGGCGAGGAAGATTGATCAGTTGTCGGTTTCTGTTGGGCAAAACACCGCACAGATTCAGCAGACTTCGACTGCATATGCGGATACCGCAGGGAAGCTGACGACAATGTGGTCGGTGAAGATGCAGGTCAACGCACAGGGGCAATACGTCGCTGCCGGTATCGGCCTGGGTATCGAGAACACCGGCGCCGGACTGCAAAGCCAGTTCTTGGTGAGCGCTGATCGTTTTGCAATCGTAAATGGGATAAACGGCAATTTGTCCGTGCCGTTTGCGGTTCAAAACGGCCAAGCTTTTTTGCAGTCCGCGTTCATCCTCGACGGCACGATCACCAACGCCAAGATTGGCAGCTACATCAGCTCGACCAACTACATCGCCGGCCAACAAGGCTGGATTCTCAATAAAGACGGAACGCTTGAGATCAACGGCATCGTGCCCGGCCAGGGGCGGCTGGTGATCAACTCGCTGAACGTCTCTGTCTACGACGCGAACAACGTGTTGCGCGTTCGTCTCGGCTACTTGGGGTGATCAATGGCACATGGAATGCGGATCTGGGGCGCTGATGGCACGCTTCAAGTTGATGAGAGTTCCTTCACCATCCGGGTGGTGCTCTCAACGCTGGTGACTTTCAGTAATGCCGCGAAGACCAATCAGGACTTTTCTGTGCCTGGCGTAGGGCCGGGCAATGGCGTGGCCATTGTTGTTCCCATCGGCCCTTACACCGATCAGCAACGGCAGTTCGAAACCGAACTCGTCGACAACGTGGCAAGGGTCTACAACCACACGCGGGGGTACGCCAGTACGATCGCTTCAGGAACGATGAGACTAATCGTGATGAGGTTTAACTGATGGCGGGATACGGCCTTCAATTCACAAACAACAGCAATGTGGTGACCATTGATTCGGAGTTTGCCCGGTTGATGGTCATTGCCAGCGGGAGATATGCGCCGACTGAAGAAGGCGGTATGGGCTCTACAACTTACTTCGCGAGTCCAGTGACGTCACAAGAGCCGCCGCTGGTGTTTGTTCGGCCGGACAACAGCGCTTTGATTGCAGGTCTGAGCAATATGCGGTTGATAGGATCAGCCGGAAACTGGACTGGTTTCTATGTTCGGACTTACAACAGCGCAACTGCTCAGCCAAACGGGCGTTATTTTGTGGGAGCGTTCGCGGCACAAGCTGTCGCCCAATACGGCATGCGACTTTGGGACGGGGCCGGAAAAATGCTGTTCGACTCCGGAACGCCTAACGCCACATTTACGCGAGCTTTCCAAAGCTGGACATACATTAAGTCGGATCAAGATGCTCAGGGCCTGTACCGAAATTATTATTCGGTGCCGTTCAGCTTTCCCCAAAATGAATTCATGCTCATCAATAACTTCGGAATGCCCATGGTTTCTGGCGGGACGATCCCAAGGCAGCTTTACTGCACTTGGGATTTCTCCACCGGAACGCTCTATGCCGTAACTGTGGCAGCCAATAACCCCTTCGCCTTTTTCCTGCCTGCGGTCTTCGCAAAACAGGTCGCCTAATCAAACTTAAATAGGATTCAACTATGCCCTGGCACAGATTGGGTACGGTTTCTGTCGCCCAAAATTCAAACACCGTCACGGGTGTGAATACTGCTTTCGCTGCAAACACTCGAATCGGTGACGCATTCATCGGTCCAGATGGCCGGCAGTACGAACTCGGCAACGTTGCGAGCGATACCGTAATTTCGATCATCCCGCCGTATTTGGGAACAACTGCATCTGGCGCGAGCTACGCGATCGCACCGATTCAGGGTTACCAGAAGGTCCTGGCTGACCAGGTGCGCGACTGGGTGAACACCTACGGCGCGAAAATGGCCTCGCTGGGCACTACTGGCAATTATGAAACCCTGCCGGTCACAAAAGGCGGGACGGGTGGAACTGACCAAGCCACAGCGCGCACTGGGTTGGGAGCGGCGAAGAGTGGCGTCAACAACGACATCACCGAACTCAATGCCGTAACCAAGGCTCTCACGGTCGCACAGGGGGGAGTGTCGAAAGGCTACATCGAGGGGCTGAATTTCACTTGGGTTTCCGGCACCCAGCTCAGCATTTCGCCGGGAGCCGCATACATCCCGGCGCTTGGTCGGCCGCTTGAAGTCGCAAACACACTCAATATCAGTATCGCCAGCGGGAGCCTGGCAGCGGACACCTTCTACTACCTGTACCTCTATAACAATGCCGGAACGCCG